TGCCGAGAATACTCAGTATCACCCAACCATTTTATAACTCTTCTTTCAAACCATTTCCATTCCATATTAAGAATTTTTTGAACTACATGTGGACTTTTTGTTACAATTTCCTTATTGTTAAGGATTTCTTGCATCAATCCATCATGTGGAAGGCCTGGAGAAAATTCTATATCGGTTCCCGATCCTGTTGTTTTATATAAAACATTATTATCGTCAACATGCATTTCATATTCTTCTGACATATTAAGAACCTTTTACAATCCAATCTTTTTCGTCTTGGATTTCGCCGCGGCGAGCTTTACACAATTTCATCAATTCGTTTAAGTGTTTTCTTGCCCGAACACCGGCAGACTTATTTCCACCTTGAAATTTTTCGTTCTCTAATTTATACTGTTCCAATTCAATGGTTAATTGATCATGAGTTTCCATTTTATTTTCCTTTTAGAATGGGGGGATTTCTCCCCCCTAATGATTTATTCAGTCAAAAGAGTTTTCTTTGACTTTTTACCTTTAGATTGATTGATAGCAATCTTTCTAGGCTGCTTCTCTTCTGGAATAACATGCTCTAATTCTACAACAAGCATTCCATTCATTAGTTTAGCACCATTCACTACAACATCTGGGTTGAGAGTAAATGTTCTTACAAAGTTTCTAGACGAAATTCCCTTATGCAGATAATGTCTTTCATCTGTTGTATCGTTTTTAGTACCAGTAACGGTTAAGGTATCTTCTTTCACTTCAACATCAAGTTCTTCTTCCGAAAATCCAGATGCAGCAATTTCAATACGATAATCACTATCGGTGCCTTTGACTACATTGTATGGGGGATAGTTTTGCGTTGTTGTTTGAGACTGAAGCTCAAGTTCATTAAACAATCTATCAAACCCAACACTATAACGCATAAAAGGGTCTAAAGTTTTAAATTTCGTAACCATGTTTTTTTCCTCCTGTTAAGCAAGGTTTTGAAATAGGCCTCGTTAGAGTACCAAACCGATTTTACCGCAATTGCGCGAAGGAATCGGCGATCCTAATACTATATATAATAAAAATTACAGTCCTGTCGAACCAAAGCCGCCTTTTCTTGAAGTTTTTTGCTCTGGTCTATTGAAAATTTCTTCTATTCTGACTGGATCATTATATACAAGTTCTGCTTGGGCGATCCTCATTCCATCTTCAATAAGAAAAGTTTTCATTGATACGTTATGCAACATTACATATGTTTGCTCAACGTAATCAGAATCAACAACACCTTCACAATTAGCAATCACAATTCCATTTTTTAAAGACAATCCAGAACGTGGATGTATTCTCATTGACATATCTTCTGGTAAATTAAATATTAGCCCAGTAGGCACCAACATTCTTTGTCCACTATAGAGTATGATATTTCCATCTTCAACAGTCACAGTTTTCTTTATATTCCATTCGTCATAATATTTTATTGGTTCATTACCAAGTAATGATGCTCTGAGATCAAAACAGGCTGCCCATTCTGACCCCATAACTGGAAGATGTGCTTCCGCAAATAATTTATAACATTTTAATGATGTTGATTTTTGTGATACTGGTATTTCTGCCCACTTTGCCATAATATATCCTCTGTATTATCTTTTTCTACCTATATTATATTTAGGTACTAATTCCCATTCATTTTTCTCTTTATGTGAGATAATTTTAATCTGAGAAATCGGTGCATCTTCATACACATCTTCTTTTACTATATCAATTAATCCCCACTCCTTGAGTAAGTTTACAATTGTATTTCTTCTAGCTCTATCGTTCTCAGAAAAATCAGAAGACTTTCCATCAAGTTTAAATAGTTCCTTAAAGTGAACGATGTAGTATTTACCCTGCTTGTGGAGAATGTGACAGGATTGATATAATTTCCTGTCTTTTTTAGAGGCAACTCCAATTCTAGTGAGTGTTTCTCTAATTTTTAAAAAGTCTTCTTGATCATCCAATGATACTTCGACTAACGATTCTAATAGTGACATAATTATCCGCCTTTGTTCAGTTTACTCTTAATTATGCCTATTTGTTCTTTCGACAATATTTTAAGAGCTTCCTCTGTTTTTTTATTATTATATCCATAATATTCTTTCACATATTCGAAATCATTATGAATAGTTTTTTTGTGCCAAGGTGAAAATCTTTTTCTTGGACGCACACTATTTAGTAAATAATCAAATTGCAACTTTTTATCAGCGGTATGATGTATGTTCATTTCATTTGCATATAAGATCGTGTCATGAAAATTAGAAAAGTTCTTATTAATAAGAAAAGCCTGATATGCTTTTTCCCAATGTTCATCTTCAGTATCCATCAATTTCTTTTTAGTATGAGAAATTGCCGGAACATAATCTTTAAATAAATCGTAACTCATTATCCACTCACATATACATCTTTTTTGGGTCGATACCATGTTTTCTGTTCATGAATTCTTCCCAATAATTCTTGAATTTCGTGCATCTCTTCTCTAAATTTTTCGCTTGTATCTCCCTGAGCAATAGCAAGGCCTCTACGCCCTGCTTTCGCTCTAAGTGCCTGTTCGATAATTTCTATATCCCGAACATTTAAATTGAATGATGTATTTGGACTATTCATTTCCAGTCACATTCCATCATCAATTCAGTAAGACAAGCAACAAGATTGATCTCCTGATCTGCAACAAATGCAGATTTGTAAGAATAATCAGCAATAGTCACAACAGCTTGTGGAATAGAAGATGCCTCTGCATGTTCATATAAACCATCATAGATATTTCTATATAGAGTATTAGGATCGTTATCTAAGTTTTGGGCAACCCAGCCACGCAAGTCTGTGAAGTTCTTATCTTTCATTGCCTTCACAAGTTTATTGACATTCACCTCACCTACATCAGTGAGCAATCCTTCATCGATTTCACCCCCAACAGAATATCTTTGTAGTTCATTTAACACTCTCCGCCAATCGGGAAAATGTTTCATAACCATTTGCTGAACTACTTTATCTTTATACTTAATATTCTCTTTGCCAAGAATAGATACAACTCTTTTGTAAAAAGATGCAGCGAGTTTTGGTTTATCAGACTTTTTAATCTTAAACTCTACAATAGAACACCGACTATGTAATGGTTCAATTATACGATTTTTGAAATTACAAGTAAGAATAAAACGACAATTACCAGAAAACTCTTCAATAAAACCGCGAAGAGCTGGTTGTGTCGATTGAGGGTTTAGATAATCTGCCTCATCTAGAATAATAACCTTTCCAAACTCATTACTATTACCAGTGTCAAAACTCACAGTAGATGCGTAATTTCTAATCTTATTACGCAGTACATCAATCCCGCTGTCTTCGGAACCATTGATTAATATGTAATCCATTTTCATCTCATTACACAAGGCACGAGCCAGGGTTGTTTTACCAACGCCTGGGCCGCCTGCCAATAATAAGTTAGGAAGACTACCAGTTTCCACAAACTCTTTGAAGGTCGCCTTTAGGTCTTCAGTTAGGATACAATTATCAATATCATTCGGGCGATACTTTTCCACCCATAAAAAATTGTCCATACTTACTCCCCATAAGTCGAGTCTTGTTCAAGTGTAATCCAATATTGAATTGGCAACTTCTGATGTCGGAAAGTTGAGATTTTATTTTTAGAAATCCCTACATCATAATCACCTTCGATTAGCTTTAGGTTTTCTGAACGGAAGTACATATTAAATGTTGCATTCGATTCACCAACTGGTTCTTCAGCAACATTGGATGTATCATCTTTTTTATCCAATGCACAGAAATAAACAACTCCATCGTCTTTTGTTGACAATGAATAATCAGGAAGTCCAGAAATGGATGCCACTTGATTGATAGTATGCAGTGTAGAATTTGGAAGCTTTACATTAATATCCCAATCCGGCGAAGGTTTCGATCCTTCTGGATTATTATCACTACCTTCTAATGCAAATGTATTTTCTACAAATACAATGATAGATGGTTCCGCTGCCATAAATTTATATGTCTTTGCCCCATTAGACATCATGACATATTTTTCTTGAAAGTCTAGTTCTGGATATATCTTTAATAAGTTTAGAAACTTACCTAGATCATAGATACAAAAATCTACTGGAAATGTTTCTGATACATCTGTGGCAGCCAAGATGTTACGCATAACAGAGATAGTAGAAAGTCTACTACCTTTACGCAAATATATTGACTGATTAATAGTCGAATAGTTTTTTAGAATATTTTGGGTTTGTTCACTCAACTTCATTTTCAATTACTCCATACTTTTCATTTAAATATTGTGATATTGTTTGGCCATTGTTCTTGGCCCGATCCTTAACATAAGATTTTCTAGGGGAACTTAACTTTTTATAGTCTCGATCCAAATTGTCGGAATGCTTCAAATTAATGCTCATAATTTTCTCCATATGTTTTATCATGATTATATAAAGCCAGTATACCATAATGAATGATTTTCATCAAGTCTTTTCTGTAATCTTCTGGCGTTTCGCCTTTTTTTCCATATCGATTGGAATATTTGTCAATATTTCCCATACAGAAACCTTCACCATGCCCTCGGGCCATGATTACTTCTGTAGACTGGAAAGTATTTTCAGAATAATGTCCTTCATATGTTTTGTCAATATATGCCCGAATTTCTTCGAGCAATATATCTTCATTAAATTTGTAGTTAGTCATTAACACTCCTTAAAATGGGATTTCTTCTGAATCAGTTTCTTCTGAAACTGTTTCTTGTTCTTGTCCTGTAATT